CGAGGTTTTTGCCATGACTGCTCGAGGCCGCCGCCCGACGCCGGCCGCTGTCAAACGCCTGGCCGGGAATCCTGGCAAGCGTCCGATCCGCCCTGATCTCGCCGCGCCGTCTGGCGTTCCAGAAATGCCCGGTCGATTACTCGTTGATCCGGTAGCCGTCGCTAAGTGGACCGAAACGGTTCCGCTGCTTGTGGAATTGGGAACGCTCACGCTGGCGGACGGCGAAGCGTTGGCGACGTTGTGCGAAGTGCATTCTGCGGCGCAGTCGTGCCTGCTCGAGCTGCGAGCCGGCGGCCCGGTGATCCGCACGGACCTCGGTGGCGTGAAGCCCAACCCAGCCGGGCCGCTCTATCGCAGTCTGGTAGGGTTGCAGACATCGCTGCTTGGCGAGTTTGGACTCACGCCAACATCACGGGTGCGACTCGGTGGCAAGGAAGAAAAGCCCACGGATGAAATCGAAGAGTTCTTCAAAGTCCACGGTGCCTAACCTGACGCCAGAGGGCGAGGCCAAGTACCTGCGGGTGGTTCACTTCTTTGAAAAGATCTTGCGGCACAGCAAGGGCCAGAACGCTGGCAAGCCGTTTACGCTGCTGCCGTGGCAGCATCACGTGATGCGTGAGCTGTTTGGCCGCATCAACCCAGACGGCACGCGACAGCACCGCATCGGCTACATCGAGCTTCCCAAGAAGCAGGGAAAATCCACGACGCTGGCCGGCATCGCCCTGTACATGACGGCGTTTGACTCGGAGCCTGGTGCCGAGGTGTACGGGGCAGCTGCCGATCGTGAGCAAGCCAGCATCATCTACCGCGAGGCTGCCAGCATGGTGCGAGCGTCGCCGGCGCTGAGCAAGCATCTTGAGGTAATCGACAGCCGGAAGACCATCGTCCACAAGGCGAGCAACTCGTTCTATCGGGTGCTGTCTGCCGATGCGTTCCGGGCCGAGGGGCTGAACATCCACGCCCTGCTGTTTGACGAGCTGCACGCCCAGCGAGACCGGCGGCTGTGGGACGCTCTCCGGTACGGCGGTGCGGCTCGCCGGCAGCCGCTACTGCTGTCGATCACGACGGCAGGCTACGACCGCAAGAGCATCTGCTGGGAGCAGCACGCCTACGCTGAGCGGTGCATTGCAGACCCGACCGTAGACCCGGCGTTCTTCGGGTGCATCTACGCTGCCGCTCCGGAGGACAATTGGCAAAGCCCGAAGACCTGGCACAAGGCAAACCCGTCGCTAGGCGAGACCATCACGGTGGATTCGTTTGCGGCAGACGCTCGAGAGGCTGAGCAGTCGCCCTCCAAGCTCAACGCTTTCCTGCGGTACAGGCTCAACGTCTGGACGACGCAGGACGTCCGCTGGTTGTCGCCGGATGCGTGGGCCAAGTGCGGCAAGCCGCTGCGGGACGAGCTGGAGAAGCGGCAGTGGTACGGCGGGCTGGACTTGGCGAGCACCACGGACTTGTCGGCGCTGGTGCTGGTCAGCCAGGACGAAGACGGCACGTTTGACGTTATGCCGTACTTCTGGGTGCCGCAGGACAACGCCGCAGAGCGGACGCTGCGCGACAAAGTTGACTACCTTGGCTGGATACGTGACGGGTACGTGCGAGCCACCGATGGCAACGTCACCGACTACGACGTAATCCGCCGGGACATCGTGCAGCTGTCGCAGCAGTTCAACATCCGGCAGATCGGTATCGACCGCTGGAATGCAACTCAGCTGGCCACGCAACTGCAAGGGGACGGTATCGACGTCTTAGGATTTGGTCAGGGTTACGGCAGCATGTCCAGCCCCAGCCGTGCCCTGGAAAACTACGTGCTGTCCGAAAAGATTCGCCACGCTGGCAACCCGGTGCTGGCGTGGATGGCAAGCAACGTGGCAGTACAGAGCGACCACCAATCGAACATTAAGCCTTCCAAAGCCAAGAGCACCGAGCGGATCGACGGCATCGTGGCCCTGGTCATGGCACTCGGAATTCACGCCACAGCAACGGCACCGCCGCCCGAACAGAACTGGGAAATCTTCACGATATGATCGCCCCCATCGAATCGCCCGAAGACAAGTCGTATCGCATCATCGACTTGCGAAGCTCTTACGGCGACTCGTGGAGTGACACCCCGGTGCGTGCCCCGTCTGGAGTGCGTGTCACGCCCGAGACGGCGCTTCAGTGCAGCACGGTGCTTGCCTGCGTGCGACTGATCGCTGAGAACCTGGCGACGGTTCCGCTGCACGTGTACCGCCGGCTGTTCGAGGGCGGCAAGGAACGTGCCCGTGATCTGCCGCTGTACCGGATGCTGCAGCAACAGCCAAACGGGTGGCAGACGTCGTTTGAGTTTCGGGAAATGCTGACGGCTCACTGCCTGCTGTACGGCAACGCCTACGCCGAGATCCGGCCCGGTCAGTCGGGGGCTGTGAGCGAGCTGTGGCCGCTGCACCCTAGCCGGATGAAGGTGGAGCAGCTCGAGGACGGGACGCTTCGGTACTGCTACCGAGAAGACCGTGACCCCGACACCGTCTACCGCCAGGACCAGATTTTCCATCTTCGTTGGTTGTCTGCCGACGGCGTCATGGGCATGTTGCCGATCAACCTGTCTCGGGATGCCATTGCCCTGGCTCAAGCCTTGGAGACGCACGGCGGTGCCTACTTTGGCAACGCCTGCCGGCTGTCGGGGCTGATGGAGTCTGACAACCCGATCACGGTAGAGACGGCTGAGCACCTCCGCGAGCAGTTTGAGCGGATGCACCGGGGCGCTGACCGGGCACACCGCACGGCCGTGCTTCCGCAGGGCGTTCACTGGAAAGACGTGCAAAGCACGAACGAGGCTTCGCAGTTCCTTGAGACCCGGCAGTACCAAGTCATTGAAATTTGCCGTGCCTACCGTGTCGATCCGTCCTACGTGCAGGACAAGACGAAGGTGGGCTACGCCAGCCAGGAGCAAGCCGCCATCGATCTGGTGCAGCAGACGCTACTGCCGTGGTTCCGCCGCTGGGAGTCGGCGATCACCCGTGACCTGATTGTGCGGGACGACGTCTACTTTGCCGAGTTCGACACCCGTGGCTTGCTGCGTGGCGACCTGGCGGCCCAGGCCAACTGGCTGCAGACGATGCTCAACACCGGCATCTACTCAATCAACGAGTGCCGCGAGGTGCTCAACATGAATCCTATCGGCCCGGATGGCGACCAACGCTACATGCAGGCGAACCTTACGACGATGCAGGGAATTGCCGCCAGTGCGTCCACCGGCAACGCCGGCGAGCCGTCGCCGGCAGACAACCTGCCGACGTCCTACGTGGACGAGCTGCTTAACGGCCCAAACATTCAGAACGACACGCCGGTGAGGCCCAGCGGCCCGGCACCTCGAGCGGCTAAGCCGGCCGCCAAGAAACGAGCACCAAGGAAAAAGAAATGACAGAGATTCGCGCCCTTCCCCTGCCGCTCACTGTCGAGACGCGAGACGACGGCAAGACCGTGATCCGTGGCATGGCAGCCAAGTACAACACCCGTTCCGTGGATCTTGGTGGGTTCACCGAAGAGATCCGGCCTGGTGCCTTTGACGCCGTGATGCAGAAGGACGGCCGCAACGTCGTTGGCTTGTACAACCACGACCAGAACTATGTGCTGGGCACAGAGCGAGCCGGCACGCTGCGGCTGGCGGCAACGTCTGAGGGGCTGGCCTACGAAATCGACCCACCAGCCACCAGGCAGGACGTCGTCGAACTGATCCGCCGGTCAGATGTCTATGGATCTTCGTTCGCGTTTACGGTGGCCCGAGACGGCGACGAGTGGACAACCGACGACAATGGGAAGCACCTGCGGTACATCCGCAGCATTGAGGGCTTGTACGACGTCGGCCCGGTGCTCACGCCGGCGTACGGCGACACCTCGGTGGCGGTTCGCTCACTGGAAAAGCATTTGCAGACGCACCGACCGGCGCTGAAGCTGCCGGCACTTCAACGGGATGCGAAGACCGAGAAGGCGATTCGGCGATTCTTGAGGCAGCATGGCCGCAAAGTCGGGTGATGTTTGCCAGCATTGCCGCTCAGCGAGGCTGGGCGTGTACGCATCGGTGGATCGTGGCGGCGTGTGCATTCGCTATCTGCGGTGCCCGCATTGCCGCCGCACGGACAAGCACGTCCTGAAGTCGTGCGAGATCCGCCGCCGGTCGCTACCTAATTAGGTATTCAGCAACTGCAAGGCACCGGGGTGCGTTCCGTAGGGTGCGAGTAGGTCAAGACACCTACCGCACACAAGGAGCCGCACGATGGCCGCCTCTCGCGTCAAGGAACTGCTGGACGAACTCGCCTCCACGCTCGCGGAACTCGGGATGCTCGAGGACGCCGACGCGGAGTCGCCCGAGACGGCGATGGAAGGCGACGAGGCTCCCGAGGGCGAGCGCTCCGCCGTCGCTGCGGTCGAGGCCAGGCAGGCCAAGTACGACGAGCTGCTCGCCAAGGCCGAGCGGATCAAGGCTGCCATTGCCAAGGAAGAGGCCCGAGAGGCCCGCAAAAACGAACTGCTTAAGGTGCTTCACCGCGCCGCCCCTGTGGAGACCGCCGAAATGTCCAAGCCCCGAATCGAGCCAATTGCGTACCGTGGCCGGCTGCGTGCGTTCGACAGCCTGGAGACCGCCCACCGCTGCGGCCAGTGGCTTAAGGCGCACTTCGGTGATCCGCAGGCCCGTCAGTGGTGCCGTGACAACTTGGGCACCGAATACCGTGACCTCGGCGGCCAGGTGCAGAGCCTCGGCGGTGCCCTGGTGTTCCAAGACTTCAGCAACACCATCATCCGCCTGGTTGAGACCTTCGGTGTGTCCATGTCGCTCGCCCAG